GCCACCGGCGCGGCCAGCTCGACACGCTGCACGCCCTCGACGTGGAGCGCCGCATAGATGGCCGATTTACGGATGTCACGCCCGAGCCGGTGCTGCGCGGTGATATACGCCTGTAACTTTGCTTTTGCCGCACTGAGCACAGGCTCACTTTCGGGGCCGGGGTAAAGGTAAAGCGATGCAGTGATTTTGTAGTCGATGATTTTCGCTGACTGCACGGTCACGCGGTCGGCCACCGGCCTGACGTCCTCGTCGTTCAGGGCATCGCGCACGATAGCGAGCAGCTCGTCAGAGGCCACGCCGTTATTTTCACGCGACAGCACGGACACGGTCACACACGCAGGCTCAGGACTGATGACGGAAATATCCGCGACACGCCCGTCGGCGCTGCGGCCATGAAACTGATATGCACCGGTTGAGCCTGCGGTACTCAGTCCTTCAAAAGCCTGTTGGATGCGCAGACGGTAGTCTGTATTCGACTCCATTACGGCTGGCGTGGGCGGAAACGTCGTGTCGTCTGCCGGGGTGATGACGAGGCGCTCGACGTTATAATTTCCGCCTATCTGGTCAAGGTCGGCATCTTCTGCATACGCCAGCATGACCGCACGCGCGGCCTCGTTGACGCGCTGGCGCCAGATAACCTCCCGATAGGCGTTTTCCTCCAGCAGCTTAACAATCGGCTCTGATTCGAGCGTCAGCGTGCGCGCGACTGCCTCCTGTTGTTCCTCCGGGTATAACGAGACGAGGGTCGCCTTGCGCTCCGCGAGGATGGTCTCATAGTCCAGCACCTCCACGACATCAGGCGCGGCGAGCTGGTTCAGGTCAACAATTGCCATAACGTTTAACTCAATGGAATAGTGAGGGAAAAGGGCTGACCGTTAGCCGAGCGCGTGCCGGTAATATCGACATACAGCCCGCCGTCGGTCTCCGACCGCTCAAAGGTGATGGTTGTCAGACTGACGCGCGGCTCCCACTTCTGGATCGCAGAATAGCACGCGGCCATAATTTGCAATCGCAGTGCCGGTGTCTGCGGCTGGTCAATCAGTGCCGACAGAAGCGAGCCGTATTCACGGCGCATGACGCGCGAGCCAACCGGCGTGACGAGAATGTCGCGCACGCTTTGCCTGATATGCTCAACCTCAGTGACACTGAGGCCGGTCTGGCTGTTCATTCCCAAATAACGCACTGTCATATCGGTGCCCCCGTTGTCCCGCCACTGTCGCCCGGGTGTTTATGGAGGTGCAGCACTTTGCCATTTGACGACAGTGACCCGCCTGTATGCTCGATATTCCCGGACATCGTCCCGCCTTTCTGCACTTCGAGCGTGCCGGTCGTCAGTTTGTTGGTACATACCACCTCGGGCGTATCGAGCGTGATGCGGCTTTCGGCTTTCACCAGCACCACCGGCACGGTGGCCGTGATGGAATCCGACGCGGTGACGTTGGCGGTTTTGATGCCAGACACGGTAAGCGCGCCGCTTTCGGGTTCGTACTCAATGACAGCGCCATCGGGAAATGCCACATGTAACGCATCAGGTGAGGCTGACGGCGCGGGATTGTCATCTGAGAAAATGCCTGGCAGCACAAAGGCCGTATCGAGCTCACCGCCGATGGCCAGCAATAACACCTGCTCGCCAACGGATGGAGCCCACCATACGCGCGAGCGACCGGCGCGGCAGGTTAGCCAGTTCAGCCAGGTGGTTTCCATGCCGCCGGTCTGGACACGACAAAGCCCCTCGTCGTGGTCAACGTCGGTCACGATGCCGGTGCGGATAAGGTTGCGGATCGCGCGAGCGATTTCCTGCAGAGAATTTAGATTAGTCATGGGGAAAGGATGCCGCCGGGCAAGGGGTTAGGCTACTCAAGCAGGTTTGATGAGAGATGTAACAACAAGCTATGTTGCGTATATGACACACTTAATTAAAGTAGATTATTGGCAGACCTACACAAATGTTAGAAAGAGTATCGACCCACCTTCACTATTTCGCTATCATTTATATGGCTCAACAATTAGTCTCAACGGAATAAATAAATGACACCAAAAGAAAGCTGTGAGATAGAAATATCAAGATTTTATAAAAAATATTACACATTCACATCTTCAAGTGACACTGATGATCTAAATAATTTACTCAACTCTCTTTGCAGTTCTATAGAAAAGTATGAGATTGCGACCAAAAAAAACGTTAGCAAAGATAATAAGCGATATCTTTCTCTAAAAACTCTACGCAATTTCTCCCTCCATCACTCCGAGCTTTTAAATTCGTCAAAAGGAATAAAATCTTCAGACATTGCAAACATTCGCACTGAAGTGGGAATTTTGTGCCTATTACCTTTAACCGTCATTGAACGCATAATTGAAAATACAAAGCAAGAACAAACAAAACGATACATCCGCGAAACTTTCATTTTTTACGGAAAATATGTCGACATCTATCCCGCGATTTTTAACTTCGCCGTTGACCTTTATTTTTTAGTGCAAGACGCTTCGTTGACAATTACTGGCGAGCACTTCCAAGAAATGGCTAAATCAATCAATTATGAGAAAGCCAACCATTATCCACACTATATATCTGGTAAAATCATAACCCTAACTGGAATTCCTGTTGGCGACTATATTAATGAGCATGTCATTAGTATGGAGCAGAAAATTGAAGAAGAAAAAAAACACACCCCGGGCTCACTCAGAATCGCAAAATCAAGCTCAAGCCCATCCGAACAATTCAAGACACTAAGTAACGAAGATAAAAAGTTTATTTACAAAGATCTTATCGCAACTAAAGCAATTGAGCTAAGTAACAATAATTCTAGCAACCACTTTAAATCAAATAGACCACTCACACCTATCGAGCGACTTGTAGTTCATTTTTTTCTTAAAAAAAATAACATACCTTAACAGCATTATAATTAAAAATAGTAATGGATGTTTTCAATCATTTAGTGAAACATCCATTACATTACACATAATAAACACCGCATCATAATTTCACTGCACAGCGTGGTAGCATACTACCCTGCATCTTTTGTATCCCTCACCCTCAATATATGATGCAAAACAATTTTCTCTATAGAATTATTTTCGGTTTTGCTGAATCCAAGTAACTGGCGCTCTGCATACTGCACGTCATGGCTGTGCGGGTTAGGCCGGTCTTTTAACCCGTACTGATGGACACGCGCAATTCGCTGCACTTTGCCGGTAAACTCCACCATTGCCCTGCTTTCACTGCCAGTGGCTTTCATGTACCGGCTCGTGCGGAGCCTCTGGAACATCGCCCGTTTAATCCTCCCTCTCTTAGCCCTGAGAGGCTGACGCTTTCGCGCCTGATAGGGTGAGCCGTCCGGGGCTTTTTGCTGTTTTATCCGTTGCTGTTGCGACTTGCGCAGCTCCTTTGCAATATCACCGGCAAGCTTGCGACGCCCTGCGGGTGACAGGGCAGCAAGCAGCCCGGTGAGCTGGTTGTCAAAAGGCGTTAAATCACTCATCCCATTTGCTCACCAGTTCGCCGTTAATATAGAGCTCTTTTGGTCGTGTCACGGGCTCAGGCAGCGGCGGCTCCGGGGCATAGCTGACATGCAGCGCGCCGTTTTCCTCTTTGATGAGGGTACGCTCGGTGAGCTGCAGGCTGATGCTGATATCGACGCTGTCCCCGTCGTTTAAATCCATCTGGAAACGGTAGCCTTTTTTTCGCCCTTCATCGAGCGTGCAGATATCAGGCTGGTTTTCCCTGAGCCACGCGACCACCGGCACGAATATCAAATCAGGGTCGCCGACAAAGTCACACACGATCACATTCAGGGTATAAATTTTCTCATGCGACAGCGAGGCCGCGAGACGCGCATCGATATTCCCCTCATCGGCAAAGATGCGCATCATTTCGGGGTTTGTTTCAAGCTGCGGGACGGCTTTAATCAGCGCTTCGCGCAGGCTGCATGCTTTCTTCATCGAGTTTATCCTGACAGTCTTTGATGGTTTCAACCTGTAACGCGCAGGCGGCGAGCGCGTTCTCAAGCCTGCGAATATCTGCACTCAGGTCGCCATTAGTGGCCGGGTCGCTTTCCGGCATCGGGCACCAGCTCACTTTCGGGCAGGCGCTGTAAACAATGACCGGCGGAGGCGCAACCGGCGCGGGTGTGCATCCTGCGCACAACATCAGGCAGCTCAGCGCTGTACCAGCGGCGTAACGTTTCATTTTCATTCATCAGCCTCGTAATGGTTTCTTCCCGGCGCACGGCCATCGCACCGGCAGCAATCAGCTCACCACGTAAACTGACCTGTGCGGTTTCATTTCGCCTGGCGATTCCCTGCGAAACGTTAAGCTGATTTTTCAGCATCCCGATCACGTTTTTCTGTTCGGTCGCGACCTTATTTGCCCGGTCAAAAGAGCGCCGTAGATTACCGTTCTCATGCCTTAACCAGAGCACAGCCGCCAGCGCCAGACCTGCGGCAATCAACATCACAATGTATCTGGACACAGCCCCGCCTCCTCAATGCGCTGACGGTATGAGGTGCGCACCCCCGTAAAGGTCAGGACGCAAATCAGGTAAAGCAGCGCGGTAAAGATCCAGCCAGCACCGAGCAGACACCCAATGGTTACGACAAAAATAATAAGAGACCATGCGCGACGCGCCTTTGAGGGCTTGTTACAGAAAACAGCGCGGAAGATTTTCATAACCTCGGGTTTTACCGGAATACCTTTCCCCGCATTTCGTAGCCAGTGGTCAAAAACAGCTACACCGGCAAGGCTCGCCGCAATACAGACAACACAGCCAAACAGCGCCCACGCTGCAACAAAATTAAGTGCTGCACTTTGCGGCGAAGCCAGCCCCCATAGCAGGAATACAGCCAGCAGGGCATCTAAAATCAGTGAACGTAAAAACTTTTTCATTGAGAAACTCCTTTCAGACAATAAGCACGCTCACGCGCGCGGCGATTTTCCAGCCCTTTATTGATTGAGCCATTCACATAAACCCAGCGGGTGAGCTGGTCGCACGCCTGCCACCATTGGTGTCGCTTGATATACGACACCAGCGTCGACCGGCAGGCCGCGCCGGTTCCCACGTTGAATGAGAAGCTGACCAGCGCGTCGTAAATGTGCTGCGGCATTTCTACCGGCACGCAGACTGCGAGACGCCTCTCGACGTTCATCACATCCGCGACGAGGTTCGCCGCCGCCTGACGTTCTGTGATTTCCCCTTTCGGGACGACACCGGCAGTGTGGCCGATGCCTGACGTCCACACTCCCGCGCTGCACTGGTAAGGCGTCAGGCGACAACCTTCGAGGTCGGCAATCAGCGCCAGCCCCTCGGGCGAGGTGTTAAGCAGACGAAAGTCAGGCATCAGCGCCGCCAGCGCCAGCACTGCGGCCACACTGCAACGTTTAACGATTGATTTCACGAATAGCCCCCTTGTCGAGTCCGAGTGACGTCAGATAGAGGTACGTTTTGCGCTTAAACCAGTAATTCGTAAGCGCGGTAAAAATGGCGCATCCGCCGCCCACGTAAAGCGCCATCTTTTCGGGCGATATTGCGCCGAGGTACGCCAGCGCGACGGCCAGCCAGTAGGCGATAAACGTGGTGATTTTCTCCATACTCAGTCCCATAGATTCACCGTTTCGGTTCTGGCCGCGCTGTCGGTCTCGGGCAGTTCAATTGCCGTGCCGTGCGGCAGGATGACGCCGAGCTCAGACAGACCGGGATTCGCTTCTAAGACGGTTTCGACAACGCCCTCGGTGCGCCCGTAGTACCGCACACAAATCGCGTCGAGGGTGTCGCCCTGTAGCGCATACGCTTTCATCAGATTTGCCCCACAATGCAGCGCGCTTTGTCCTGGATGCGCGCCACAGACCAGCGCATATCCCGCCACATTTCATCGATAGTGCTGTCGATGCTGTCGGCCTTTTTGTCACCTCTGGCGGTCGCATCCACGCCGCGAAAACGCTCGTAAAGCGTGGCGGTCGTCATTGCACACACGGCGTTGAAGTAGTGGAAAACACGCACACTTTCGCCGTCGAGCCTGTCGGTCGGGACATCCGCCAGCGTGGCGTAACCGGCATCGAGCTGACGCTCGCGCCATTCGCCCAGCTCCGCGTTCGTCTCTGCGATGGCGGTCTTAATTGCCCGGCGCAGGCGCACAGGGGAAACGGTCTGCTCTAAACGCATTTCCTCACGCACCCGCTTCGGATCAACATCAGGAAAAAACGGGGTGTTTTTGATTACCGGCTCGCTCACACCCGGCGGCGGTATCACCACGCCCGGCACATCCTGCGGCTCTTTGTTTTGCTCAATAATCAGCGTCGTCATGACAACCTCGGGTAATAGGTGGGCGGTGGACGCCGGTCGCAGTCAGGGCAATTGATACCCGCATTGACCGGCGTGCCGCCCGGCTCGGGGAGCGCTCGGTTAACCTGCGGCTTTTGCCGCCTTTGGTGGACGCCCGCGCCGTGCCGCCGGTTTAGCGGCAGGTTTGCGCGTGCGCGGTTTAGTCGTTTTGGTTTTCGGTGCCGGTTCGGGTTTTGGCCTGAGCTGGCGCTCTAACTGCTCGATATCCTTTTT